GAAACGCCATTGACTCCAAGCAAGTCATGGGTATTTATCAGTGTTCCATCTGGAAGTCGAATCAACCCGCCAAGCGTTGCATCACCGGGAACGCCAACAATCATTGATCCAATGTGGTCGTTGTAGTCAACAATGTTAGGGGTTGACTGGGGCGCATTCTGACGAATGTTTGCCTGCAAGTTTTTTTCACTATCAAATTGACGTTTACTTTTGCCAGAAACGACACGGCCTGCTTTTTCTTTAGACTGGTACTGGCCATTGACCTGTTCAGCCACCCGCTCGGCGTGCGCATGGATGTCTTTCAGTGACATCGGTGGCGCAGTCGGATGCACCGGCGGCATATAATTTTCTTCAAGAATCGTCTGGGCCGCCATCTCCCGAGCCTTTTTCAATGCCTTTTCTTCTTCCATGCCACCCTTCATCAGGGTGCTAGAAATGCGGTCGGTACGCTGGGCAAGAGCTTTAAGATCCTTTGCGCCGCGGATCAGGTCGATCAACCCTCCGCCTGCTGCGTGAACATCCCCGCCAGCGGCAAACTCTGTGATGTGGTAAGACGGATCGGTTTCGTAATCTTCGAAGGGCGGCCGTTCCGCTAATTTTTCTTCCGGGTAGTCACGCCTAGCCTGAACCATCCGGGCCTCTTCTTCGCCAGATGTTCTGCGGTAAGCCTTGTACGGATCTCTTTCCCCTTCAAGTTGTCTTGTTTGCTTCAAAAAGTCTTGAATGTTTTGTAGTTTTTGCTCTTCTGTTTTGATTATGTTTTCATGAAGCGATGGACGCATTTGCCCCATAGTTGAAATTGAATTTAAAAGATCTTCTTGTCTTGTTTTGGCTATTTCGCGTTCCGCCAGTCTGGCGGCCATTTCTTGAGGGCTTGATCCGCCCTGCCAACCTTCAATTTCTTGGATTGCGTGTTGCAGTTCATGCAACGCAGTTGACCGCTTGAATGGCGCGTCAGTGTTTACTGTAACGGTTTTCTGACCCGGAGAATAAAACCCGTAAACATTTTCAGGTGCAGTAAATTTTTTGTGTGTTGGCTCTAATTCTCTAAAAGCGTAATTAGCCAATTCCGGGTAGGCCGCAAACAATTCCGGATGCTCAACAAACTCTTGCGCTTTGCCAATAAAGTTTAAGGAATTATTTTTCCTTTGCTTTTCATAATACTTTTGAGCAGCCTGTAATTCGTCTTGTGTTGTTGCTTTATCAATGGCTTGGCTGTATCTCTTTCTGTCGGTCTCATACTGCCTGCTCCTGACCGGGCTGACGCTGTACTTCATGTTTGCATCAGGAATTTCCTGTCGCCAAACATCGTCGGCGCCTCGAAACATCCGGGTTTCTTGCCAAATTTCCTCTGGGTTTTTTCCCTGAAGTTCCATTTGTTTTGCTAACGCAGCGTTGCCATGGTTCCACGTCTTGGAGTTTTCCCCCATCATGATCTGCATCGGCGCAGCACCAGTGATCTTGGCAACCTTGTTTGCTAAGTTGTACGCAGCATCGCTGGTAGCCAGATCCTTGGCTGCACGGCCTAACGCGCCCAATGCCTTTAGCGCCCCACCACCGGCCGCGTGTACTTCGCCGCCTTCGTTGTAGTTGTTCATCGCCCGGATCAAGTCGTCATGCGTCGTTATTTCATTCAACGCCCGGTCCCAAGCAGTGTGATGCGTCAGGTGCTGATAGAAAGGGTCCAAGGATGGGTCTAGATCGAGCGCCATGGCCTCCTGACGGTCAATCAGACGGTCTACTGCCTCCTTGGCTCCTTTGCCCTTCTGGCGGTTCATGATGGACCCTACAACCTTGACCGTTGTTGGCGGGTTGGTATGCAGGGAAAGCTGTCGGGCATCCAGCGTTGGAAGATCGCCGCGACCAAGTAACGATCCGATGAATCCGGCCTTGGCTTGGTCAATCCCGTAAATGCTTTTGGCGTAGTCCCGGAATGCTTCCTTGTCGCCGGTAATCATGGCGTTGATGTCCCGCGGATCCCGGCCTAGTACGTCCGCGCCGTACACCAGCGCTTTTCCTAGTTCGTTGTATTTGCCAAATGGCCTAAATTTTTGTACAAGGTCGTTAACGGCATACAAATCCGTATTGCCTTGTTCCGCTTCGTTCAAATAGCGTTGTCCCATGGGTGACGACAACCATTCGGCAAACGCGCCTTCAGGGCGCACGAGTTCGCCTGTATCCGGAATTTCCAGCCCTGCTTTGGTTGCGGTCGAGTGCTTGCGTCCTTTGCGTCCAATGCTTGACTGGGTAATCCCGTAAGCCTTGATTAGGTCTCGCTTGTTCAATTCACCTTGAGCGGCTCGGCCGGCCTGCTTTATCATGAAGTCGCCGTAACCCTTTTGGATGTACTCCGGCACTTCCGTAGAGTTGACGATGGCCGCGGGAACCGATAGTGGTTTCCATTCCCAGTCTTGCAGGTTGTGGGCTGGCTTGTCTACATACTCCGCAACTCGATTGACGCGCTTGGCTGCATTTGCCAATGCGTTAAGTGCTTTTAATCCACCACCTCCGGCCATGTGAACCTCTCCGCCAGCGGCCTTGGTAATGTCAGGGTTTTTGATGTCGTAAGTGCCGCGGTTGCCAATTGCCGATTTAACGCTTGTGCCTTCATTCCAAGCGTAAATATCCGAACCGTAAGTATGCAACTTTTCCGGATCAATTTTATAAGTTGACCTTGGGCCGGTGTCGGTAACATTGCGAACAACCAAAACTTCTCCCGGTTTTAGTCGTTGTGCCCACCGATCAAATTCAAATTTATCAAAGTTTGGATACCTAGAAAAATTTGGAAATTCAATCAATTGTTTGGCTTGAACGTGCAGTGGCGTGACTGCGCCAACCATGCTTTCCATGTCTTCATGGTCTGGCATTGCGTAAGTGTTGGCAATTGCAGGGTTGGTACTGGCAAACGATGCATAACCTGCTCTCGGCTTCCCATTCAAAAATTCTTGGGGTATTCCTGATTCCCCGTACCCTACAGCGCCACGGTACAACCGTTCTTTAACCTTGCTGTTCTCAAGAAACTTGGCTAAATTGGCTTCACGTTCCGCCGCCGGCAACACATCTTGTGCGGCTTTGGCGGCCTTAGCAGCCTGCGCAACCTTTGCTAAAGCCTTGAGAGCACCCATGCTATTCCTTGTATGCGGCAGTGCCGCCTGTGGCATATGGAGCGTCTTCCAACTGCTTCTTAGATGGAGGCCGAGGATTGCGTGCAAACACTAATGGCCCAACCTGCAATACGTCTTCAGCCTCACCTACCGGCTCAAACGTACCGCGGTCGTAAAACAATGAACTGCGTTCTGGATCCATCCCAATCTGGCGATACCGCGGATCAGACATCATCTCCCGGGCCAGATCCATTACCTCGTCATCGGCAGTCCGCTTAAAGTTGCCTTTGATGGTAGCAAACGTACCTTTGCTGGTCTTGCCTGTCGCATAGTTCAACGCCGACTTTGGCTCGACCCCGAAGATTGCATCGCCAACCCGGAAGTGGCTGTCGTACCCAATGACCGGTCCGGCCCTGAACCCCGGCACCTGCTCGTGCAGGGTAGGAATCCAAACGCCATGGTTTGAGTACGCTGGAATGTTCAACCGGCCACCGACTGGATATCCTTCCTCGATATCCCGGGTCTTGTACAGCTTGTCCCGTTGGTTCTCGGCCAAAGCCTTCAGCATCTCTTCCTTGGTTGCCGCACGGGGAACCTCAGCAAAAGGCTGGACGGGCTTAAACGCCTTGACCATTTCAACGTACTCTTCCTTGGTAATCTTGCCTTCCTGCAGCAATTTGGCTGCCGCGGTCAACTCTGGCACCCGCTTGGTCACATCCTTATGGGTCATGCTCAGGCGGTCGGTTGGAACCTGCTCGATCACCTTGCCTGCTGCGCGAGCCTCAGCCAATGCTTTGTTGACCATGGCCAAGGCTTTGATTAGGCCGCCACCAGCAGCATGAACCTCACCGCCTTCTTTGTATCCTTCGTAAGGCTGAAAGTCTGGTAGGTCAGGATTAACATCAATGTCTAATTCCGGCGTTGTGTCAATTGGCTTCCATGGCCGACCTTCCCGAAACTTTTGAACCTCTTCCATTGTCAAATAGTCCGGAACAGAATGGCCAGCGGCAATTAGCGCCTGCTCTTCTTCCGGTGTTACGGCTTCTGATTTTTTATACAAGCCGGTGTTTGCAATATCGTCACGCAAGTTGCTAAGATTAAAGTTTTTGTGACGCATAAAATCGGTAACATATTTCTTTTGCAAGTAATCTGCGCTATCTACGTCATTAAACTTTCTTTTTACTTGGGTTGCAATGTAAGGAATAGATGCGTTGTTTTGTTCTATTTCTTGCCCACTTGGCCATCGGCCTTCTCTAGCATAAAAATCTTTTGATGCCTGCCGACGCATTGCATCAGTTGGCTCTAACGTCTCAACCGTTACATGAGGGGTGCCCGTTTCATCAATTAACGAATAGACCTTGGCCCTGCCACTCTTGATTGCTTCCCATCCGCCATGGCCGTAATTTGGGTCTCCTTGATTGCCGGAAATTTTTACCCAATCGTCATGCCCCGGTTCTGGCTCATACCCTCTGACCGAGTGTTCCATGGCATTTGATTCAGCGGCAAAAGAACCGGGTTTGTTTAGTTCAACCCATTTGTATCCTTCAGGATACTCTTTCACAACCGGCAAGTCTTTGCGGGTTGCCGCTAATTCCCGCGCAATTTCTAATTCTTTTTCTTTTCTGATTGCGTCGGCGCGAATAACGGCTGCTTCAACGCTGTACTTGTTGATGTCCTTCGGGTCAAGCCTGCCAGCAGCCACGTCCTCAACTATGTTGTCAATTAAAGTTCCAAAACCCAAAGGAGTGGAACCTAAATATTGGTTTAGCTGATAAGTCATTGTATTAGGATCAGCCGCAGGATCATTGTATAATTTTGCAATCCATGGGTTTTTTTCTAAAATCAAATTTCTTGTTTCTTCGGATGCAAACCTTGGAGACATCATTCGCTCAACCGACAACGGTTTGATTGAAGCATCAGCAATGCTTTCATAAAGTCCGCCTTCTTCTGTTGGACTAATTCCATGTCTCGGATAACCGGTTGTCATTCTGTTCGCTTCTGCTTGGTGCCTGACCCCCTGCGCAATCGCAGCATCCATGTCTTCTTCTGTTAGGTGGCTTATACCTTGTTCAATTAATTTTCTAATTGGATCGTTTTCTGTTGCAAGATCGTTTCTAACGTATTTTTTTAACGGGCCATTTGCCCATCTATAAGCCGCAAGCCTTCCTTCAATGGTCTTTGCTTCTAACAAATTTGCCTGTGCTAATTCATTATCTGGCCCATACCTTGCCGCAAATCTTTCAGCGCGTTCCAAAGCATCAGCCATCCGCGCCTGATCTCTGGCAACATTGCTAAGATTGCGCTTGTAAAAACCTTCGGGGCCTTCAATCGCGGCAGGGCCGAAACCTATGTTTTCATCAACCTGTGTCAACCAATTGCCGCCGGGGTTTTTAATAATTCCAAGTCCAGACGCGCCCGTAGCATCAGCAACACGGTTGGCCAGCCGGTACCCTGCGTCACTCTTGGCAAGATTTTTGGCTGCGCGTCCAGCGCCCTTTGCCCCTCTTACCCCGGCTCCGATCAAGCCTGCAATCCCGGGGGCCAGCATCGCCATGTCCGCGATGTCATACGGGTCCTTCGGCACATCGCCGTAACTGAACTCATTCAGTGCCCGACCAGCCCCGCCAATACCCATCAGGTCCGATGCCTGTATGGTCTTGGCTATGTCAGCCAGCGGCAATGGCACCGTCTCCAGACCTTTCGGCTGGTTGATCTCGCCAGACGAGGTCATGGTGGGGTATAGCGAGACCCCTACGGGGAACGGGACGTTAGGTCCACCCTGAGGCATAAGCCGGTCTACGAGCGCGTTCTGGGCCGATCTAGACCGCTTGTCAATGTCCGCCAAGAAGTCCGATACAGCCCCCATCGCTTTACCGCGGCGACGGTTGGTCACCTCCGGCATCGGTGGCTTGAGGATGTGGGCTTGCCGGTCGTATACCTTTTCGGTAGGTTCGGGCAACCCTAATAGGGCACGGGCTTCTTGTTCGGTCATGGTTAACCCTCCAGCCGACATCATATCCCGGGCGGGATGTCAAGTCACGCTAGGAATTGAGTCTTGAAATACGCTTTAAAGTCGCCGGTCCAACACTTGGTCCCGAAGTGCTTACACGTCTCCTCGATGTCCGCATAGATCGAATATCCGGCATTGCGGATCTTATGGCACAACACCAAGTCTTCCGATTGGATCCAACCGTCCAGCGTCTTGATCTCAAAGATCATCCGGCGCATTTTGTCCCCGTCGTTGTACTCTGGGCTGGCCGCGGCTACAGCCTCCATAACCGGGCGCGTCAGCCGTAGGAACCCAGTCCCGATAGCCCGGACATCCAGCAGCTTCAGCTTGGGGTCCCACCGATGTTCTTCCATGCGCTCTGGGCGGATGTTGTACCGCTCCTCGTCCGTCTTCATCCTCACCGGCACCCCAACCACGTCGACCGGGTGGCTGATCACCCGAAAGAATGTCTCAGCCGAAAACTCCTGATCGGCGTCGATGAACACCACGTCGTCCATCCCGTCGTCCAGCGCATTGCATAGCAGGCGGTTGCGGACAATCGGCAGCAGTGAGTCGTACATCCAATATTTCAGGAAGAACTCACAGTCAGGGACCAATGACGACAGCCGGAAAATCTCAGCCATGGCCATTGAGAAACCACAGGAGACCTTGCCGTCATACGTCGGCACTAGTATTGCAATCTTCCTCATTATCCTTCCCCTCGTTTATTGTTTCGCATTCAGGGCACAGGGTTTCGGCCCAGCGCACCTCAAACAACTTCTTGCAGTTTGTGCAGTAGCCCAACAGGGCTGACTCATCACTGGGCATATGGGTTTACCTTTCGGACCCTGCCAGAGTCCACAAAGTCGTCTTCGTCCCAGTCGTCCTCAGGCGGTGGGTCAATCTCAAGCCAGCCTGCATCCCTTAGGTATCTCAGGGCCTGCGTGCAGGCGTCCACAAAGTCGTCATGGGTAGACTCGGGGAAGCTGCAGATCTGGCTCACAAAGCCTTCTGCCCAGTCCCTGACAAACCCTTTGCGTTGGCTGCTCTCCGGTATCCATACCCGGCCTCTGGCAATGATGTTGGACACAATGTTTAGGCGTTGCATCTTGTCGGCTCGGCCGGGGTTGTATGCCCTGATCGGCAGGTGCGCCCGTTGCAAGTCTTGGATCAGACTGATACCCGCGGACTTGTCCTCGATCAGCAGCAGGTCGACCCGTTTCTTCTCTTTCCCGTCGCCGTAGACGGTGCCGTACTCCTCGATGACCTTCGGCCTGAGGTCGGGGTACTGCAGCCGCTCCTGCCAACAGTCTATGACCATGACAGCCATCGGCCCATCCAAGGGTTTAAATACCCCGAACGTAATGCAGGCGGTCGGATCATTGGCCACCTTCTCACTGGTTGCCACGTCATAGGATTGCAGGATGTATTCAAACGCCGGGAACGGCTTGCCATCAGGCCACAATTTAAACATCTCGCGCTTGACAATTCCGCTTTCTTCAGGGTCGATAATCTCAGCGTAGATCTCCTGCCGTCCCAGCTTCGTCCCTTCGTACTGCAGTACTTGCGCTTTAAAGTTGCTGCTGAGGTTCTGAAGATTGGTGTACGTTGAGGCGGTCGTTACCTTGACGTCATCGCCGTCCCTTCCCACTAGGTCAATGATCAGATCCTTTGGCCGCGGCGTGGTGGTGCAGATGATCCTCGTGCGGGTGCCCAGACGGACGGAGAACATGATCTGATCCCATGCGGCCTGCAGATATTCCCATGCAGCCAACTCGTCACACCATGCCCCGTGAAACTGGGGACCGCGGAAGCGCTCAGGCTCACTGGCCGGGATGCCCTTGAGCAGCGAGCCGTTGATCAGTTTGATCTCGTGGTATGCCCGGTTGTAGTCCTCAATCAGTTTTTCAGGGATAACCGAAATCAGACCCGAATCCCCTTCCATGGCGGTTCCGCGGACATCACCGCTTGTTGGAGCCGCTACAAGCCATCGGGTGCCCGGCTCGGTCCATGCCCACCACGCAATCTCCTGAGCGGCGTAGCGGGTCTTCCCGGCTCCCCTCCCGGCCAATAAAACGTGAATTGACCACCACGTTCCGGGCGGACTGATCTGGTGCTTGTGGGCCGCCTGAAGCCACTTCATCCGCCATGCCCATGCGACCTGATCCTCAAGCGACATCAGGCCAAACTTGCGCTTGGTTTCCGGGTCTTTTAGCAGTTCAAGCGTGTCAGAGTCCATCAAAACCCCTGACTTTGGGACAATTCCCCACTTTGGCTGATACTGGCCGGCGAGCGAGCGAGACAATTTCCCACTTTACCCCCCGAAAACAGGACAAAAATGGGACGTCACTCTTCAACCTGACGCTTCATCTCGACGTTTTGCAGCACCGAGTCGAACAGTTCCTTGGCGTCCAGTGACACAGCCAGCGGGTTATTCTTGTCACCAGCCAACTGAACACGCGCACCGTATCTGTTGGGGCTCCAGCAGGACAGCAGCTTCATGCGTTGCTCGGTCCGTAGCTTGGTCCACTGGATGTACGCAGGATCTATGCGGGTTCCGCCCTTGGCATCCTCGACATACCGCGGCTCCTCGTCAATCATAGCCAGCGTATCCTGAGCAATCGCCTCTACGCCGTGTTCCCGTGCGCGTGCGACCCGTCCGGAAAACGCTTCGTCCCGTTCAATCCACTCATAAACCGTCCGCCAGTCAGGCATATCGTCGAGCCTGCAGATGGCGCGTAATGGGGTGCCTTCAGACAGCAGGTCGCATATCTTGTCTGCGACTTCTGTGTTGTACTTTGAAGGTCTGCCGCGGGGTTTTTTTGGCGCGTCCGACATATTCCAGTCTCGTTGCGGTAAAACCCCAATTCTACAGCAATGTCAAGTTTTTGCTTCAAGCCATTCCAAAATGTTTTGCAGGCCCTTGATAGTCTTTGCGGCCTCCTCCTTGGTCAGCACCACATAGAAGGTGGCGCCATTAGACGACAGGTGAAGCCAGACCCCGTCGTCATGGTCGGCCATTGATACGCGGACGCCCCCGGTCTCTGTCCTGAATTCGGTTGTCTCTACTTCTTGCTGGTCCATTTGTTTCTCCTTGTGGGGGCCGAAGCCCCCGTGTGTGTTAAGCGGCTTGGAAGTACTGGTCAATCGGACGGGCGAAGTCCTGCGGGTTGCGGCCGAACTCGATGCCAAGGCGGAACGATGCCTCCTCCTTAGTTACGCCGTATGCGGCATCGCCCAATTGTCCTAAGTTGTCTGTGTAGTAGGCAACCCAGAGTTTCTGGCTGCGGTCGTAGTAGGTGTTCAGCATTTGATGACTCCTTAGTAGG